TACTACATGTTCTACATTACAAGCTAATGCATATGTTAATACATTTCTAAAAGCCACGTCATTTCTTGACATGTTATCAATCGGTGTAAAAAAAGATCGTATTTCATGTGCTGCAGATGCAAAATGTATTACATATTTCAAACCTGTCTGTTTAAAATGTTTAGTAAAATAATTTCCTAGTTTTTTTACATTTCTTAAATCTAATTTTGTAAATTTACATTTTGGATTTAAATTTTCTCTATAACTTCCGGATAGGTCATCTATACCATAGATATCAAAAAATCTAGAATACTCATCTATCATAAGATCCACACAATGGCTCCCCATCATACCGGCTGCACCTGTTATAAGTACTTTTTCTTTCATTAGAATCTCTCAATATAATCGATTAATGGTGCTATGACATTTTCCCAACTAAGTATCTTTTGCATTTCTTCTATATTCTCATTTGTTATATTTAATTTAGTTTTATCGTTTGCAAGATTAACAATATCTTCTTTGATATTTTGAGGATTTACTGGAAATAGCATATCTCTAAGAAAATCCAATTCTTCATAGAGTGTATTTCTCTGATTTAGTATGACAGAAAGACCATTTGATAACATTTCAAGAATTCTAGTTCTAAATGCGTATTTTTCTTCTAGCCAATCTCGTGCTATTACAATACCGGCATCATATTTAGAAAATAACTCTGAAGGTTTGTCACAATAATCTTCTATAATAGACATGTTTTTAATTTTCTCTATTTCATCGAAAAACTTTTTATAATAAGTATAATATATTTTCCTATATCTTGGATGTATAATACCTACAAAATCTAATTGTACATTATCTAAATTTTTTAATTGCTCTATTAATAATTCTGGGTAATACCAGGGATACACAGGGCCATACCATAATAATGAAAGTTTGTCTGAAGGTGGATCCACCTTTGTCTTTATTTTTGGTAAAATATCAATGCCATAGGGTACTTTTAAAAGGGGTGAGAATTTAAATGCATGCCAATCTAATTTTTGAATCATAAAAAATTGACCTTCATAATGATAATGTTGTCTATCACTGGCATACAATACACAATTAGCTCTTCGTAGTAAATCTTGATATTGGACTAAAAATGTTTTAGTCCAATTTAATTTTCGATATGTCCTACGATAGCTTAATAACGTACATGGTAATTCTGCTAAATAAGGAATCCATCCATCTAGTATAACATTTACGGTTCTTGGAAGTACCGCGCAATTTCTAAAACCTATACCTGTAGTAGATTGAAGAATAACAAAATCAAATTTTTTTAGTTTATCATCTAATTCTTCACTCCAATTCCAATTAGCATTTTTATAATAGTAAGATTGGATATTAAAATCTATTTTAGAATAATCTATAAAATCTTTCTTTGGCATATTGAGATCCGGGACAAAGACTGTAACTTCAAAATTTGCATGTTTAGAAAGATGTTCGGCAAATCTCCAACTTCTTTTACCTGTACAGGTAGCTCTTAAACATTTATCTTTAGTTTCAAATTCTTTATTACCTTCTTTGATTGTAGTAGGGTAATTTTCTGTTAATGGTAAAGGTACAGTATCTGAGGAAAGTATTGCTATTTTCTTCATTTTAAAATCCTTTGTTCTAAGGTTTAGTGTCTTATGTCTCTTTATACTTTAAAAAATATAAAGTTTTATTGATTCGTCCAACGCTGAAGATCTATTGTACCTGCAATAGGATATTCATTTTTCCCAAGTAGGACATCTTTTTGCGCTGTTTTATTACCGCCGCCTGTATTTGTTTGATCAGCAGTTGTTGTGTCTATATTATCAACACCGGTATATGCTTTAGCAACATTAATAATATCTGCTAATTCAACGGCTCCAGCATTTTTTATTCTGGCTATAAAATCACTTACTGCTAATTCTACACCAGATGCAATAGCATCGAAATCTTGTCCTTCTACTTCTTTAAATCGCATATATACATCAATAGTAACAGGAGTCATATTTCTTAATAAATAATCTCTTCCTTGATAATGATTTGTAGCAGAATTTAAATCATCTTCTATAGTATGCAGCAATGCATTGTAATTATAAGATACTTCTATAACATCTCCATCTTTAAAAATACCTGTAGAGGATATTCCCGTAGAAGTTAATTCTATTTTATCATTTGCTCTAGTAGATTTACTAAGTAATCCAGTATCTTTTATTAGTGTATAATAAGAAGGATCTAGTACAACATCATTTAATATTACTGATATTATACTATCTACTGGTTGTAATGTTAGTGTAATTCCAGTGGAAGTATAAGGTACATTAACACCGAGGGATAGACCGCTGGAGGTTATTATAAATTCTTCAGTTATAGATTCTAAATCTGATTCAATTATATAAATATCAACAGCACCACCTAACCCCTCATCTCTTTCCATTAGGGGATCATTAGCACCAACAATATTTACAGCTGAAGCATATACTCCTACAAAATTAAGTATTCCGGAAGATGGACCTAAGTCTCTACCTTGAAATTTTTGAACTACTCTGGAAATCCTACTTGGTATAGATTCTGATTCTTCCCCTCCTACAATAGGGGCATTATTAATGACTCCTTCTATTCCAGGGATAACAGTTTGTAATCTAATTACAGTACCAGTACCAGCTCTATAATCAGAACCTGCTCTAACAGCTCTTACATTACATTCTATCTCCCATCGTTCTTCTGTTGCATTATAATATGCATTTCTAGTAGCAAAAGGAATTCTATAAGTACCATCTACTTCAAATTCTATAGGTTCAGCGCCTCCAGTATTTATCTTGATACCATTTGCGATTTCAATTGTATCAGGGGGGTCTGTGTATGTATAAAATATAGCTTTCCCAATAGAACGTGTAGCAGGTCTAGGTACTACACCAAAAGTAGCACAAAAATTATCTATATCTTCTTCTTCTAAATCGGGATAATAAGTTATAGGAGCATGTAATTTACCAGTATAACCTATCTCATTCCAAATATTAGATAAAGATCCTTCTATTTGAGATTCTATAAACATATCCTGTTCGGGCGTACCATCTGTAAGATCTAAATCCGGTAATCTAGTACTATAATTACGTATTAAATCTTGCTTTATTTCGTCTCTGGTTTTTGTTCTCATTTATGCTACTCTCTGTTCAAAAATACCTGCAGATAATTCTAATCCTTGTCCATTTATTATTTTAACTGGTATTATTACTAGATTAGGATTAAGGGTATCATAATAAGTATCAAATGTTATATCTAATATTACCTCACCTAAATCTAAATTGTTTCTACTTTCTTGAAGTGTTAAATAATTTTGTATTGTAGTATAAATCAATTCATTTAGGGCTTCTAAGGTATTTCGTTTAGACATGTTAGAATATAATTCTTTGAAAGCTAAGAGGTTTCCATATGTAGGATTATATCTAAAATATTTAGTTTTATTTTCAGGTGTTTCTACGTCTGTTCGTAACATTTTCCCAAAATCTCTTAGACATTTCTTACTTTCAGATACAGTATCTACAGCACCATTTGTGTTAATTATGAAATCGCCATTTATAATATTTAATCCAATTGCCATAAATTGCCTTCTATTAAAAAATATAGGGAAATTGTTAGATTATTTAAGTACATTTTTTTACTATGTATTATTTATTTCATTTTCTAGTTCAGTAAGCTCTTCTTTAGCATTTTCAAAGAATATTTGTAAGTCATCCATTATAGCTAAAGTATATACTATTTCATCTTGTTCTCTTTTATATGCCCGTATTTTTCGTAAAATATTAGATGTTATAGCGTTAATCCTACCATTAGTAGTATCCATATAAGTAGATTGTCCTGCTAATTCCTGAGCATTTCTTACGAAAATAGGATATTCATCTTCTATTGCTAAAATTTCCATAGATTCATCTAATTCTGTTATTCTATGTGAAATAAGTGCTAATCGTTTATTCAAAAAATTTCTATTTTTCTCAGTTATTTGATATTTTCTAGTATCTATTAATTGTTTTGCCAATCCAATCATTTTATTTAAAATATGAAGACCATTTCGTTGGCTGTTGTCTTTTGAAGTATAATATTTATATTTCAATGCATCCAGATAATCTCTGACTTGTTGATCAATCATTATTTTAATCCTCCTATACCTACTCCTGCCCAAGAAATAGGCGGTATTATTCCAAAATCAGTTGTATTAACAATTGAAGATATTATAAAATTATGTATTGCTGTTCCCGCGTCTATTGCTACTTTTTCCCATGCTTTTTCTAAAGAGAAAGCTGTTGTTAGTTGTGCTGAAAGTATTGGTAACGTTGTAGGTGTAATTTTTCCAACACCAGTACCTACTACCATACCAACAACTGCGGTCGTCACAATAGCAGTTAAAAGTAAGGTATTAATCGCAGGTGCTAAAGTACTACCAACAGATGACCACGATGGGCTAGAAAAAGCAGATATACCGGCTGATATTAATCCTGCTCTGGCTACTGTTATAGGGTGTGTCCATCCTGCTGCAAT